GACTCAGACAACACGATACCCTTTTTCAGCAACAACGATTGCTCTTGGAGATTAATTAAATGGCAAAGCATGTAATATTAGAAAGCTACACCTTTACACCATCAACAAGAACTATTGTTGTTACTGGTAAGAACATTCGTCGAGAGCAATTACTTCTCATCACGAACACTTCAACTGGTACTGTTCTGTATAACTTTTCTGATCCTGCATTAGGAGCAACTAGTTACACGAACGCTGTTGATCCAGTATCAGGTACTGAGACTACTACGATTGTGTTAACATATAACACTTCGGCAATGTCTTCTACTAATAAGATTAGTATTCTAGTCGAAGAGGTTTATCATGAGATTATTCCTTCTGAGGTGATGAGGGATCCAGTTGATAAACTTAGAGTTAGTACACCACAATCTCTAATCGATACCGACTTTGAGTATGGACAACAGCCTACGAAGTGGGAAAGTATTAATCTACTAAACAATAGAGCGGCAGCATTCTACGATCCAACTATCACGAGCGTCATCTCTGCAATGACTGCTTCTTCGACTACTGTTTCGGTCACTGTTACTGCATACACAGCATCTTCTGGTATCCAAACTGCTGCTATCGTATCGACAATTACTGGTATCGGATCTACTGCTGGTCTTTATCCCGGTGCACAGTTAATCAAACAAAGTGGTACAGGCACATTTGGCTCTGGTGCTGTTGCAACAGTTCTTTCTATTGACTCTGCAACACAGATTACTGTTCAGACATCAGCAGCAATGACAACTGGTGCTATTGTCTTTACGTTGGCAATGCCTTCTGTTGGACAACCAATCTTCGTTCAAGGTTCTCTTGATGTTGCAAACGCTGACGGATGGTGGTTATGTACAAGTTCGAACACAGGCACTGGTGTTTTCCAATATGTTACAATCACTGCACCTGCGGCAGCATTGTATGATGCTAATAAAACATATGTGTATTATGGCAACTTCTATACGGGTGCTGCAATTCCTTGTGGCACTACTGCAATCGTTACAGATGGAACTCGCGCAACAGTAACAACAACTTATGCGCATGGTCTACGCATCGGTGATTCTGTGTTTATTGTTGGTACATCGACGAACACAGCACTCAACGGCAACTATGTCGTAGAAAGGACACTAACGACAAACACGTTTACGTTCTTGACTGCTGTTGCTGCTGCAACACACACTACAACAAATTCGGCAGGTACTATATTTCCACGACCATTAGGATATGTACAACATCGTCCATTCGACGGTGGTGTTCAGTTCTCTAACGTGAGTCCATTCCATGGATATCAAGTCATTCGTCAAACACGGAGACAGTTTAGATATCAGTCTGGTAAGGGCATTCAGTTCTCGACTGGTAGTATTTTAAAACCAGCAGTGTTCTTAGAAGGTATTACAAGTTCTGGTACAACTGCCACTATTACTACAAAATACACACACGGACTTCTTCCTGGATCATATATTATTGTTTCAGGTGTGACTGCTGGAACATCAACAACTTTACTTGACGGTTATTACAACGGCACATTCTTAGTCACTGCTGTTACGCCTCTCACTATTTCATATACGATGGCAGGTACGCCAACAAATGCTACTGCCACTGGATTTCCATTAACTGCTAATCCAGCATCTTGGTACGGCAGTACAAATCGTGTTGGTATGTTTGATCAACAGAACGGTTTCTTCTTTGAGTTTGATGGCCAAAACATTTACTGCGTTAAGAGAAGCAGCACAACACAAATCTCTGGTAACATTGCAATCAACTCGGGTAGTAATGCTGTAACAGGAACAAGCACCAAGTTCTCGTCACAACTAAAACCAGGTGACTATATCGTCATTCGTGGTATGTCTTATCTTGTGCAGTCTATCACATCAGATACAGCGATGACTGTATATCCAGAGTATCGTGGTGGCACAAACGTAACAAATACAGTTGTTAGTAAAACAATTGATACAAGATATGTACAAAGTGCATGGAATATCGACAAGATGGATGGCACTGGCGCAAGTCTAATGAATATCGATCTAACGAAGATGCAGATGTTCTATTGTGATTTCACTTGGTACGGTGCAGGTGCGATTAGATTTGGATTCAAGAACAACCGTGGTGAAGTTGTTTACTGTCATAGGATTCCAAATAACAACTTGAATACAGAAGCATACATGCGTTCTGGTAACATGGTTGGTAGATATGAAACTAATACTTTAACTCCATATACGTATCTAACTTCGACATTACCTTCTGCACAAACATCACTAATGTCTGTGAATGATGTATCTGCACTACCTAATGCAGGAACTATCGTTGTGACTCAACCAGGTGATACTGGTAGTGTCATTGAATACATTTCTTATACTAGTAAAACATCATCTAACGTTGCAAACACATTAGTTGGTCTGACACGAAATGTTCAGAACTTAACTATCACTGGTGCAGGTACTGCTGCTGGTGGTAATGCTTCTGCAACATCGTTCACATTCTCTGCTACGGCACCAACTAAAGTTGAATTGTATGGTCCAAGTCAGGCTAGTTCGATCAGTCACTGGGGTTCTAGCGTTATCATGGATGGTAGATTTGATGACGATAAATCTCTAGTGTTCGTCGGCGGTATGAACAGAACACAAACGATTTCTAATATTGGTCAAGACGTTGTTGTACCTCTAGTTAGTATTAGAATTGCACCATCTGTTGATAACGGTCTAACTGGTCCTCTAGGAACTAGAGATATTATCAATCGTATGCAGTTGGTTATGCGTTCACTCTCTACCTTTACAACAGGTACAGGCATCACGTTCTTGATGACACTTAGATTGAATGGACGAGTTTCTTCTGGACAATTCACATCTGTTGGTGGATCAAGTCTCTCACAAATTGCAGTACATGGATCAGGAACAACAATCACTGGTGGTGAAACTGTGTACGGTTTCTACTCAACAGCAGGCGTTAGTACAGAAGACTTGAACCAGGTTCGAGATTTGGGTACTTCTATTCTTGGTGGTGGCACTAATAATTTATGCCCAACTACTTCTACAAACTTGTATCCAGACGGTCCTGATATTATTACGATTTGTGCAACTAACGTGACTGGTGTTACGACTAACTCGATTCTTGCTAGAATCTCCTGGACGGAAGCACAAGCATAATATGTCATCAAGAGTCAGTCTCCAACATTTTGTTTCTACGACGGAGCCCATCGGTGTTACGGTGGGCGACGAATGGTACAACCCTTCAACTGGTATTCTATATAAAAGAATTTCTACAAACGGTGTTGTAGGTTGGACACTGATCACTCCATCTCCTTTGATTGCAGATGGAACTAACGTCGGTATAGGTGCAAGACCTACTGCGAATAATGGAATACTGCAACTATACAGTTATGGTTCAATAAAAACATTATTCGAATCAGCAACGGTAGTACCTTCTGCACCAACATCAAATTTAAATTTTGATTTAGCATTTCAGTCGATTCAATATCATACTGTAAATGCAACGACTAATTTCACATTAAACATTAGAGGTAGTGCATCGGCAACATTAACGAGTATCATGCAGATTGGTCAATCTGGATCAATGGCTCTTATGATAACTAATGGTGCCACAGCATACTATCCTAATGCGTTTCAAATAGACGGTACTTCTGTCACTCCAAAATGGCAAGGAGGCACGGCAATAAGCAGCGGAAACGCAAATAGTGTTGACATATATACATTCACCGTTGTTAAAATTGGAACTTCATCTTACACTCTTTTAGGAACACAAACTAAATTTGCATAGGGTATTATATGCCATTGTTTGGAACAACAGGAACATCATCACTTAAATCTTTTGGTTTCGGTGGCGGAGCAGGACCGGTAGGACAAGTTCAATATACAACAGCTGGAACATATACTTGGATAGCACCGATTGGTGTGACTTTAGTGTCTGTCGTAGCAGTTGGTGGTGGTGCAGCAGGAATATACGGAGGTCCAACTTACAATGGACGTTTTGGTAATGGTGGCGGTGGCGGTGGATTAGGTTGGAAAAATAATATAACGGTAGTTCCTGGAAATAGTTATACTGTAGTCGTTGGTGTTGCTGGCACTCCGACAACATTTGGTAGCACTCAGGCTGGAGATAGTTATTTTATTTCACTAACTACAGTTAAGGGTGGTGCAGCAGTTCTACCAACAGAAGGTGCAGCAGTTAATGCAGCAGGTGGATCATATGTAGGTGATGGTGGAGGTAATGGAGGATCAGGAGGCGCTGAAGTGTCAGACTTTGCATCTTCCGCAGGTGGTGGCGCTGGAGGATATACAGGTAACGGTGGTAATGGCGCTAACAGTAGTGGTGCTGCAGGTGTTCCAGGATCAGGTGGTGGTGGCGGTGGCGGTGGATCAGGTGCTTATACTGGCGTCGCTAATAGCGGTTTTGGTTCAGCCGGTGGTGGTGTAGGATTAATAGGACAAGGCGTAAACGGTGCTGGCGGCGCTAACGCTAATGATAGTACATCAATTGGACGGGGTGGTTCTGGAGGAACCGATGGTACATTTGGAAGAAATGCATCAGGAAATGCTCCTGCTCAAGGAACTGGTCTTGGTGGTAATTATGGTGGTGGAGGAAGCGCAGGTAGAGGAACTGGTGCGGGTGGTGCTGTAAGAATTATGTGGGGCGGTGGTAGATCATATCCTAATAATGCCGCTGATGTATAATAAGGACTATTTAAAATGAATTTATTTATTCAAGTTGAGAATGAGCAAGCATTAAATCATCCAGCATTAGAAGAAAATCTTTTACAAGCGTTCGGAGAAGTACCAAAAAGTTGGGAGCCTTTTGTTCGTATTTCTCGTCCTATTCTTAATGTTTATGAAATATTAGATTCCGATAATCCAACATATCAAAAAATTAATGAAGTGTGGACAGATGTTTGGTCATTGCGTGACATGACTTCAGAAGAGAAAGTTGAGAAACAAAATCGAGTAAAATCAGAATGGATTATTACTGGCTATCATTCATGGATCTTCGACGAAGAAACTTGTAGTTTTAATTCGCCTATTACATATCCCACTGATGGTAAACAATACACTTGGGATGAAAATAACATTTCTTGGATTGAAACTACGATAGATAAATAGTATAATAACTATTTTCGGAAATGCACCATGGCAACATTAGTATCTACAAGAGATCTATTCAAATCTTATTGTCTAAGAAGACTGGGGTTTCCTGTCATTGAAATTAACGTTGATGATGATCAAGTAGAAGATAGAATCGATGATGCACTTCAGTATTGGCAAGACTATCACTTTGACGCACTTCAGAAAGTGTATTACATCAAAAGATTAGACGCTACTGATATTACAAACAAGTACATCAACATGTCACCAGATGTGACAAGAGATACGACAAACGCATCTGTTAATATTATTGGTGTGACAAGAATATTTCCAATCTCTGATTCGATTGCACAGAACAATATGTTCGATCTGAGATATCAACTTAGATTAAATGAACTATATGACTTCACTTCTGCATCATACATTAACTACACATTGACGATGCAACATCTAAGATCTCTAGAGTTAATGTTTACAGGTGAAGTGCCGATTAGATTTCAACGCCACATGCATAAGTTATTCTGTGATTGGGGTTGGGGTACAGCAGTCAACGCAGGAACTGTTGTGATTGCAGAGTGTCATGCGTTAGTTAAACCAGAAGACTATGTTTCTGTATGGAATGATCGTTGGTTAAAAGAATATGCTACTGCACTTATCAAACGTAATTGGGGTGCAAACTTAAAGAAGTTTCAAGGTGTTCAATTACCTGGTGGTGTAATGTTGAACGGCGATAAGATCTTTGATGAAGCATCCGAAGAGATCACAAAGTTAGAACAAGAAATGCTTGATTCTTATTCGTTACCTGTTGACTTTTATCTGAACTAATATGCCAACGAACGTATACTTTAATAATTACGGATCAAATCCAGAGCAAAGACTCATCGAAGATTTGATGGTTGAGTCCATCAAGATTTATGGCGTCGATTGTTACTATATTCCTAACACGAATGATCAAGCACGAGATCTAATCTATGGTGAAGATCCACTCAAAGAATTTACATCTGCATATCCATTAGAATTGTACATCACAAACGTAGATGGATATGAAGGCGAACGTGAGTTCTTCTCAAAGTTTGGACTTGAAATTCGTAACAACATGTCAGTCATTATCTCTAAGAGATCGTTTACTCGATGGGTGCCACGAGAAACATATGTTCGCCCTAGAGAAGGCGATCTAATCTATATCCCATTCATGTCTCAGACTGGTGAAATGTACGAGATCAAATACGTCAATTACACTGATGCATTCTATGTGCTCGGTAACAAGTATCCATATTTCTATAAATTAGAACTAGAGAAATTCAAGTATTCACAAGAGACAATCGATGTTGGAGTGCCTAAGATCGACGATATCGTTGTCCAAGATTCTTATACAATCTCTATGAATGTCAACACGGCATCTGGTAATGGAAACTATTTGATTGGTGAATTCGTCCACAATTCATCAAACACAGCATTTGGTCTATGCACATATTGGGACGTAAACGAAGGCGTAATTAAGATCACAGATCTAGTCGGCACATTTGGTTCTGGAATGTATATTCGTGGTAATACGTCGAATGCGTTCCACATCACAACATCGTCAGCGGATGAATTAGTTGATCCACAAGAAAGAGAAATGTACGACAACAAAGTCATTCAAGTTGAAGCAACTAATTACGTCGATGATACGATAGAAATCAATCCTTTTGGTAGATTATAATGAGTTATTCATATCATAAAACTATTCGAAAGATAATCGTAGCATTTGGCGATTTCTTTAATCAAATTAAGTTAACTCGATACACAGAAACTGGTGTCGAGTTTGAGAACTTTTTAGT